TATCTTGTATTATAGGAGCTATATAGACATGACCATAAGAAGATAAATTATTTATTAACGCTTCTATCTTTTTAAGGACATTTGTCCAAAAGACATCATCATACCCTGCGGCTGCGTTTAGCTTTAGTGGCATTTTAACGCCTTGTCTGTGCTATTGAATTTATCTCTGATATTGTAGAGTCCATAGAATAACTGTATACTTCTATTTCCCATTCATCATTAGCTATAGCTACAGAACCTCCATTTCCACCTGCAAATCTAACCTCTAAACCATAAGCTAAATCTTGGAAATCTCCATTAATTATTTCACCTGATATAACTTCGTTATTTTTTAATTTAGTAGAATCTTTAATTTTAACATCATACTTCGCAGTCCCCAATACACCTCCTACGCCAGATGTTATCTTTAATTCTATTAAGTCATATCCACTTAAACCTGTAGCTTTACCTCTAAGCTCAACTGGTCTCAAAGCACCTGTTGTGTTATAAACTACATCCCTTATAATACCTTTACTTGAGTCCATAGTAACTTGATGTGTAAGAGTAATCTTGCCTGTATTGATGCCCTCTATAATATTGTCTATTTCTTCTTCAAAAGTATCAACTATTCCACCCTCTTCTGGAGTAGTATGAGCTTTAATTAAGAGCGTGGCAGCTATAAGTGCTGTACATCGGATTATAATATAAGGATAAAGTCCTTCTCTATCTTTTGATATTTCTTTATTTGTTCTATAGTCTATCCTTGACTCTAAGTATCTTGATGCGTTTCTTCTAGCGTTTTGTAATAAAGTTGAAAAGTCTATACCTGCTTCCCATATAGAGGCGTTTAAAGTAGCAACTGATGTACTTGCTTTGTAATATTCAATCCTATCAGATGCATCAGTATAATGCCATTGATCAACAGGGTCGGAATCTAAAGTATCTGTAGTCTCTGCTCCCAAATCTTGTCCATCTTTATAAAGGACAGCAGTATACCCTGTGTTATACATATAATATAAATTATCTGTATCACTCTCTACCCATCCACCATATAATCTTGTTTTGCCATCTACAGCATTAACACCAGGATATACCTGATAGACATCTGAATCTGTGCAATATTCTATTGTACTTGTTATTGCCATTATTTACGACCTTTCGTTAAAATGTCTCTATTTCTATTTCACCTGCCCATTTTTGAGAAGGGATATTAGCATAAACTGCTTGTAAAGTATTTTTCTTTGCAGATTCTGTCGAATCTTGTTTCCCTGAAAAAGCTGATGTGTGCAACACGCTATATACAAACTGAGCATTGGGCGGACATCCCACCATATTAATAGCACCAGTCTCGTAATTTATAGTACCTCTAGCTTTGCCAAATAAATTACCATTACCATCATCATATACAAATAAATCTTCTTTAAAGCTCGTTCCATAAGTAACAGGATCATAAGTAGTAGTAGTCGCTAGTTTTGCAGCTACAGGAGCATCCAAACTACCAGAAGCAGGGATTCTACCATTCGCTGCTGCATCAATAAACGAACCAGAGTCACCAGTATCTGCAAGAAGTATAGCAGATGTAGAAAGATGTGAGCCTGATGTAAATCTAATATCACCATTTACTATTCCAACATGAACTTTTTTCTCAAAAAGATTTCCT